ACAAATAGCTGATATTGAACAATTAACTCTTAAACAGCTAAACTACCAGAAAGCGCTTAGAGAAATTGGAGTGTTACAAAGCATGAACTCTGAGAAACTTAATCAGATTAACGCACTTGAGCAGCTTGGAGTTGTTGGTAATGTTCAGGCAATGATAGACCGTTCTGCTGTTAAGAAGAACCAGCTTGGTTTGATGCAGAATGAACTTAACCAACTTACTGCTAATATGCCGGCAGAAGGTACTACTAAATTTGACGAAGCATCTTTGCGCGTACAGAAGCTTAAGAATGAAATTGAACAGCTTGCCATAACTTCTAATGAAATTTTAACAACTACAGCTTCAACTATTGGTGATGCGTTTGATAAGACATTCCGAGGAGTTCTTGATGGTAGTATTAAGGCTAAGAATGCTTTCGCAGCCTTTGGTAAGAGTGTACTAGGCACATTGCAAGAGATTATCTTAAAAGAACTTAAGAGTCAGATTATTGGAATGGTGTATAAAGGTATCGGTGGTCTACTTGGAAGTGCAGTAAGTGGTGCAAATCCAATGGGTACGTTCGCAACTAATGGAGTTCCCTACAGAAGTGAAAATGGTAATGTATTTTCCGTAAGTAATGTTATCCCATTTAGTAAAGGAGGTATTCCAGATGTAGGAAACAATATGCAATACTTCCCACTATCTAATGGAGGCGTGGGTAGCTTGCGGGAAAATGGAAAATATGAAGCAATCATACCATTAAGCAGAGATAGTGCAGGACAACTTGGTGTTAAAGCTGAAGGAGGGCTTGCAAATCAACAGAATAACGTATATAATATCAACGTCAATGTTAGCGGAGCTACTGATAAGAGCAATGCTAATGAAGTAGGTATGCAAGTAGCAGCCTCTATAATGGCACAGATTGCAGATGCAAGGATAGCTAATGCCAACAAGTTAGGTAATCAACTCAGACCAGTATCTTCTTTTTAAGGAATATTTATGTCAACACCATTACCATATCCAGAGAAAGTGACGCTTAACAGCTCTTTTGGTAAGAAGAATGTTACAATAGTTGGTCAATTTGGTGAAGGCTATCAACAAGTTGCTGGGAAGGGTATTAAACCTTCCCGCGATACTTGGACAATTGAACTTAAACCATTAACGTATGCTCAGAAGATGGTATATGAGAACTTCTTCAAGACTGTTGGTAACTGGGGTCTAGTTAGCTGGACTCCATCTTTTCATACAAGCCCAAAGATATTCAAACTTACTGGAACACCATCTATTAAGCAAACATCTTTTAGTACATATACAATTAGTCTGTCTATTGAGGAAGTATAATGGAAAGTATGCCTTTACAAAGTAAGATAAGCATAACATCTACCAAGGAGTTTAAGTTTAATTCTGCTGTTTCTATGTTCTCGGACGGTTATCAACAGTCTCGACCAATTAATATTAATGCCATAAAAGAAGTTTGGAAGATTGAATGGGTTGCGCTTACCAAAGTCGAGATGATAACGCTATCAGAAACTATAACAACTAACGGTGCGGTTACCATCTACACCTATCTCCCGTGCAATGGTCAGTTTGTTAATAAGTATCGAATGGAAGCTAACAGCTTTTCAATAACTATAATCGGCAACGATAACTTTACTGCAACAGCTACCTTTAATCAAGTATTTGATAATACATAAGGAATTTTAAGTGAGCGATATTGATAACCTTATCCAAACAAGTTCATTACCAAACTACATTGAACTTTTCATAATAGATTGTACCAGTATTCCTGCAATCGGGACAATCTATTACTTAACACCTTCTGGAACAGAATCTGCTACGGTACAATTTAATGGACATACTTATACACCATTTCCTATGGAGCTTTCAGGTGTTGCTGAAACATCTTCCGAAGCTCCTGCTCGCCCTACTCTGTCTCTTAGCAATATCAATAATATTTTTGGAAGCCTTAGTTTTAACTATAGTGACCTTGTTGGATGTAAAGTTACTTATATACGAACATTCACAAACTACTTAGGACTTTCTGGAACTATTAGCGCACCACCAAAGAAGTATCTGATAAGAAAGAAGTCGAAGCAAGACCGTAATGCAATAAGCTTTGAGTTAGGAACTTTCTTAGATAGTGAGCGCGGCTATCTTCCGAAACGTCAGATGCTTAAGCGAGACTTCCCAGGTCTAGGTATTAATAAGATAATGAGGTAAATGCTAATATGATTACATTAAATGATGTACAAAAGAACTTAATACACTTGCATATTCTTTCGGAATACCCTAGAGAAGCTTGTGGAGTCCTAACTGATGACTATTACTATCCATTACCTAATGTATCGGATAATCCAGAGAAATCTTTTACCCCAAGCCCAGTTGACTTAGCTCTTATCGCAAAAGAAGTTAAGATAACAGCTTTTGTACATAGTCATTGTAGGAATATTAATATTCCAGAGATACTCGATACCCGTACACCTTCTCTTACAGATATTGCTAACCAAAAGAAAACTAAAGTTCCTTGGTTAATCTTTGCAACAGAAGGTGTTACAGTTACACCACCGCTAGAGATTCCAAGAACACCTAATAATAACTACCTTGGCAGACCTTTTATCTGGTTCATTAATGATTGTTATACCTTAGTCCAAGACTACTATCTCTTTGAGCTTGGAATTGACCTACCAGATAGTAAACCTTCTGGAGATTATAGAGAAGTTCGCCATTTCGACGGCTTATTCGATGATTTCGTTGAAGAATATGGTTTTAAGGATATTGACCCTGTACACGAAGCTTTGAGGAATGGAGACCTCTTATTGGTTGATAATGCGGGAAGCCATAGAAACCATTTAGCTATACTTCATAATAACCGTATATTGCATCAAGATATGGTAAGCACTATGGTTTCCTATACAAACTTTTATGGAAGAACTCATCGTTATTTAAGATACTTCGGAGAACAGAAATGATAGTTAATCTATTACGAGATTACGATAAAGGTTTTGAAACAATAAAGATACCCTATAGCAATATTAGACAAATACTTGCATATATCAAGTTTGTTCGTGGAGTTGAAGTATCTAATGATATTCTGAATAATGAATACTGTTATCTGGTTAGCAAGAATGGAGGCAAACCAGTCGAGCTGCTTAAAGAAGTTATCCTAAGTGACCTCAGTGACTATGATACTCTCTATATAATTAAGAGTATTAATGGAGAAGTTCCTGTAGCACTTGTCGCTGCTGCTTTCTATGGTACTGGTACTGCTGGAGCTGCTGCATTTGCTGCTGCTGGTACAATGGCTACAATAGGTGTCTATGCTTTGGCTGCGGTAATAAACATCGGCTTATCTATTGGGTTACAATATTTAATGAATGCTCTTAGTCCTACGCCGCATACTAAAGACCCAGTTCAAGCCCAACAGAATGTAAGTAACCTATTCAACGGTGCTAGGATAATTAATGAACAGGGTGGCGTAGTACCTCTAGCGTATGGTGAATGCTTTGCAGGCGGTACGCTAATAAGCTCTTCTGTAACAACTGCTCAAGGATAACAACTAATGACTAATAAAATAGTGGAAGATGAAATACAAGTATTCGGACATATTGTAGGGGAAATGGGGAAAGGTGGTAAGAAAGCTTACACACCGATAGAAGTTAATGATACAAGAAAAAGTAAGCAAGTAGCCCGTCTACTTATTGTTGTCAGTGAGGGTATTTGTGAAAGCTTAGTAGATGTTTTCTTCAACTACATACCATATACAAACTTTAATTGCACTATTGAGTGGAGAAGTGGTACTGCTGACCAGACAGTTATCCCAGGTTTTGAACTTGTTACTAATCCAAGCCCAAGTTTCTCTTCCTTCCCCTCTATGGTAACATCTGGAGTCTATATAAACTCTGTCGATTGGGAAGCTCAATCAGCCATATTAACATTCTCAACAGCACTTATGCGGACAATTACATCAAAAGGTGATGTATTAATGTCTACTGCTGCGCACAACATATATTATCGCCCAAATAGTGCGGCAACTTGGACACTTTATTACCAAGATGTTATAACTGCTAAAGTTTCTAACGCATATAGTTGGGATATTCGAGTACCTCAGCCTGTTGGTGTAATTGTAGGAGAACCTTGGGAAATTAAAGTTGTTCGGGTAACTCCTGATGACCCAGATAGCAAAACAAGTTCTGTTATTGGTTGGACAGCACTCACAGAAGTACATGAAGTAACACTTAATTACCCTAATACAGCACTTGTAGGGATAACATTGTGGGATGCTTCCCAATTTGGCGGACAAATACCAGACATCTTATTTAGAATTAAGGGTATCAAGGTACAAATCCCATCTAACTATGACCCAGTAGGTAGACTAGCGTCTGGTACTTGGGATGGTTTATTAACCTCAGCAACATATTGGACAGATAACCCTGCTTGGATACTCTATGACGTACTACATAGCTCTAAATGCTTAGGAATATCAGCAGCAGACATAGACTTACCCAGTATTTATGAACTAAGTGAGGTATGTGACCAGAGAGTTACTGATGGTAATGGTGGTCTTGAGCCTAGATACTCATTAAGTAATCAATTTACACAGAAGGAAAACATACCAACCTTCTTAATGTACATCTTATCGCTTTGTAATGCAACACTAACTACTAATGAGTTCGGACAAATTAGTGTAATGTATGATAGAGCTGGACAATATGCTACAAAACAGGTAACGAATGCTAATGTAATTGATGGTATCTTCTCCTATTCCTCTAATGACATTGAACAACGCACATCTTTATGCAATGTCACTTACAATAATAAGAATAATTATGGTAAGACCGATACGGCAACTTGGGAAGATTCCGCCATTACTTCCCGTTACGGCTTACAAACAATTGATGTACCTCTAATTGGTTGTACAAGTGAAGCACAAGCGATACGAAAAGCTCGTTGGGTAGTCTATAATAACGCCTACTTAACCGATATGATTAACTTCAAACTTCTTTTTGCCGGACTTGGTTACAAAATTGGTGATATTGTCAGAGTATTTGATAATGATATTGTAGGTAATGCCCAAGCAGGTCTGATATTAGATGCGCATTTATCCGGTACTGGTACTATTATAACAGTAGATAGGGTTATTCCATCAGACATAACTTCTGTTAGTTACTTAAGAGAAGATACTCTAGAACCTATTAGAGTAGGTGCTACAGTTTTGACCGGTGGAGCATCATTCATCGGAAGTGAACCAGTTCTTCCAGCAATTAATAGCACATTTGTTGCCTCTGGTTCTGTTGTACCACGCCTATTCAAAGTAGTTAAGATTAATAAGTCTGGTGAGGAATATGAAATTGTTGGGATAATTCATGAAGATGGTAGTGTTGCACCAGCACCTCCTTCATCTTTTACTGGGGAAATCCTCCTCCACTTCTCCGCCTACCCCTTCATCAACTCCGGCACATTGCCCACAACCATCGACTCTTCCTCAACCCGCCTAACAACTGACTCAGCCAAAATAATATACAGCCCAGGTTCTCTCATAA